GCTGCCGTCGTGCCGTCCACCTGCCCCACGCCGGGGCTGCCGTCGTGCCGTCCACCTGCCCCACGCCGGGGCTGCCGTCGTGCCGTCCACCTGCCCCACGCCGGGGCTGCCGTCGTGCCGTCCACCTTCCCCACGCCGGTGCTGCCGTCGTGCCGTCCACCTGCCCCACGCCGGGGCTGCCGTCGTGCCGTCCACCTGCCCACGCCGGGGCTGCCGCGCATGCATAAGCCCCGCGGGGCTTGATTCCCGCGGGGCTTGCAATGTGGACGCGCGGCGGTTTTTAGTGGATGCCGATGACGACGGGCAGTCTCATGATGAAAGGCGAGACGTCGTCGCCGCAGCGCCCGGTGTCGATTGCGGGCTTGCGTGCCCCGCAGGCGTGCCCCGCGCCCGTGCACCCCCCACATGTGCCGGGGCACGAGAATACCTTGCCAAGCCCCGCAGCCTCCGCGGCGGCGCGAACGGCGCGATGATATTCCGGGTCTTCGTAGCGAGCGAAGCCCCGCGCAAAATTGCCTTCAACGGGCAGCGCGAGAAAATCGCCCCGCACGAACGGCAGCGCCCGGAGGCGCTCGCGAAATCCCGCGTCGTCGTCGTCGATGCCGCCGGACGAAAGATTCAAGGCATAGTTCGGCGGCACATGGGCAGACAGCCTTTCAATGATGCCCCACGATTTCGAGTATCCGTAACACGCGACGTCGGGGCGCTGTCGTAGCAGATTGAACCAAAAGAGTGCCGTTGATTCGGAATCGAAATCACCATCGACATACAGCCGGAATGTGATCCCCTCGGGCAGCGCCTTGAATGCATCAATGATCGCGCGCCGATTGAACCGCAGCAGCAGGGTATTTTGAGCCTGCCGCAAGAATGCAGCAGGGTAGCGCCACGCGCGCAGGGAATAGCAGAAAGCCTCCGCGAGATCAGGCGCCGCGCCGCGCTCGCGGATTCCCGCACATGCCCCGGCGCCGGGGCAGGTGACGACGGGCAATGTCGAAAATGCCACGAACGGCAGTTTCACGTTCCCCTCTTGGGCGAAAATCTCATGGGGCAGGCTGCCCGTTTCAATCGCACGGGCAAACCTGATCAAGAAGTACTTCCATGTGCCAACGGCGCGAGCGCTGCCGCGGATTCTGCGCGCCATGCGCCGCGCTGCCGCGGCAGCCTCCGCCATGCTGCCGCATGCCGTGCACAACCGAGCAAACTTGAAAGCCTGAGCGCGGGTAACTGTCGGCCGATATGCTGCTGTTTTCATCGTGAAAGCCTTTCAAAAATTGGGGATAGTGTGGGGACGTCCAGTCGTCGAAATCAGTCGAGGGAGGGAACGATTTTGTAAAGCTTGGCGGCACGTTCGGCGCGGCGCCCGAAATCGTGCCGCGCCATATCGAGAACGCCGCGGGAAACCTGCCCGAAGCCTTGGAGCCTTAGTAGGCTTCCGTCCCCCCATGTTGCGACGATTTCGCCGACGATTTCGCCATCGGAAAGCCTTTCGACACTGTGCCGCGTCGTCGTGATCTCAGCGTATTCCGTCATTTTCTTTTCCCTCCGGGGTTTGCGGGGCAGGCTGCCCCGTGCGTGTGAAATCTAGCAGACTCTCAGCGAGCGTCAAGCCTACCCTGTATACGCTCAAAATCGGCGGCACTTGCGCGCGGGCTTGAAAATATTTCCGGGGCAGACACTTAGCATGTGAGACGGCAGCGCCGACACCCTACGTTTCAAGGCTCGCGGCGCCGCTGCGCACAATCGGCCGCGGGAAACTAGGGGATAAAACGATCCCCCCATAGGTAGGGGGGCCACCCACCAGGGGGGTTCGGAGAGCAGACCGCCTGTTCCCAGAGGGGCGGATTCGCGGAGGTATGACCAATTCGCTGGCCGACGGCTTTCGCGTTTCTCGAATCTCGAAAACCGCGGCTATTCGCCGCGTTTTTCGACGTTTCCTAGACTCCTTTGCGTGCCATGTGCTGCCGGGCCTACGCTGGTGTCATGGTCAGAGGCCCAGCACCAACGCCGAAGCACATCCTCTCGATGAGAGGGTCCAAGGATGCCAAGTACCGCGAGGAACTCGGCACGCCGGCTACCGCTCTGCCCGAGCCGCCGGAGTGGCTGCGGCCCTCGGCGAAGGCAATGTTTCGTCGAGTCTGTGAGTTTACACAGCAGATGGGGACGTTATGTAACTCTGACACCCAGGTGATCACGCGATACGCGATCGTCTGGGACAAGTGGCAAGAGGCCGAACAGCAACTCGCCAAAACCGGCGAGTGCTGGCGAGAAGTTCTCGCCCCCGACGGCTCCCTGCGGTTCTGCCGGCCCACGAAGTGGCAGTCCCAAAGCAACCATTGCCACGAGCAGCTACGGCAACTGGAAACCGTCCTGGGCCTCACCCCCGCCGACCGCACCCGTCTCGGGTACGGCGCGGTGAAGGTGACAAACGACCCGGTGGACGCCCTCTTTGACAACGACGCAGCGACGGGTTGACATCCGCGAGTTCGCGCGGCTGCTGAAGCATACGGAGTCCCCGTTTACCGGGCAGCCGTTCGTCCCGGCCCCGTGGCAGGACGAGTACCTCGACCGCCTCTTCAACACGAAGCGGCCGGACGGCCGGCGGCAGTACCAGCGGAGCCTCCTGGCTTTGCCGCGGAAGATGGGCAAGACGGCCATGTGCGCCGTCATCGGCGCCTACGAGGGCTTCTTTGGCGAGGCGGGCGGCCAGATTCTCATCGCCGCCGGCGACCGAAAGCAGGCGAGCCTCCTGTTCACGGCGTGCTCGAGGTACATCGAATCCTGCCCCGGTCTGCTCAAGCGGTGCAAGATATACAAGAACTCCATCGTCATCCCGCACAAGCAGAGCACAATTCAGTTCCTTTCCTCCGAGCACAAGGGCAAACACGGGTACAACCCGAGTCTGGTGGTGGTAGACGAATATCACGTTCAGCCCAACCGAGACCTCGTCGATGTGCTGGAATCAGGTATGGGTGCGCGAGCCGAGCCGCTCGTCATCTATGTGACCACGGCCGGCATGGACCGCGTCGGCCCCTGCTACGACGAGTGGCAGCGGGCCTTGAAGGTCAAGGACGGCCTGATCGACGATCCGACGTTCCTGCCGTGCATCTTCGCGGCCCCTGACGATGCCGACCCGTTCGACGAGGCCACCTGGCGGATTGCCATGCCGAACTACGGCACGACGGTGCGGCAGGAGTTCATGGAGCGAGAGGCCGCCCTCGCCCGCGAGAGCGTCGTCCAGGAGATCAAGTTCAGGACGCTGTACCTGAACCAGTGGGTGAGCAACGGGGCAAACCGCTACTTCCGCAGCGGCACGATCGACAAGTGCCTCGTCCCGACGAAGCCTGCCGGCGACCGGATCGCCTACTGCGGCCTGGACTTGTCGAGCAACACCGACACCACGGCGTTCGTCGCCGTCTGGCCCGACGAGGACGGCTCGTTCGACGTTCACGCGCACCTCTTCATCCCCGAAGACAACGCCGACAAGCCGGAAGCGCCGTATCGGCAATGGGCCAAGGATGGATTCGTTACACTAACAGAAGGCGATCTTGTCGATTTTGACACGGTTCGGAACTACGTCCTCTCGTTTTGCGAGAAGAACGCAGTCCGCGCCGTGGCTATTGATCGCTGGAACGCCACGCATATCACGACGCAGTTAGTCGCTGAAGGCATCGAAGTGAAGCCCTATGGACAGGGCTATGCCTCGATGTCATCGCCGACGAAATTGCTCGAGGCGCTGGCGCTGGGAGGTCGGCTCCGCCTCGGTGACAACAAGGCGATCGCCCTCCACTTGAGCAATATGCAGTGCCGCGTCGATGACGCCGGGAACGTAAAGCCTACAAAACAACACTCTCACGCGACCGCAAGGATCGACGCCGCCGTGGCCTTGATCATGGCCTTGGGCCTCGCCAGCAGCGAAACGCATGGCCCCGAGGAAGACCCGCAACTGGTGGTGTTCTAAACGATGCCTGACTTCGACTCCGAGAACGTCAGCGACCTCCTGGAGATGCGATCCAGCCTCTCCCGCGTCTTCGAGGAGATCGTCGAGAACAACAAAACGACGGCCGGCGTTACCGTCAGTCCCGAGAGCAGCCTGAAGTGCAGCGCGGTTCTCTGCTGCGTCAGGGTGTTGTCGGAGTCGATCGCCTCGATGCCGTTCAACCTCTACCGGCGTCTGCCTGGCGGAGGCAAGGAGATCGCCGAAGACCAGCCCCTCCAGGAAGTCCTCGCCTACCAGCCGAATGACTGGATGACGAGTTTTGAGTGGCGGGAGTGGATGATGAGCCAGTTGCTCCTCTGGGGCAACGCCTACTCCCTCATCAAGCCCGGCCGGCGGGGGGCCGTCGACCAACTCATCCCCCTGCACGCCAGCCGGATGACGATCGTCCGGCTCGAGAACGGCCGGCTCCAGTACCAATACACCGAGCCGATGCAGGCCGAGCCGAAGAAGTACCGGCAGGATCAGGTTTTCCACCTCCGCTGGCTCTCGAGCGACGGCGTCACCGGCTACGTCCCGATCTCGCTCGCGAAGGACGCCATCGCCCTCGCCCGAGCGACGGAACTGCACTCGTCGGCGTTCTTTGGCAACGGTGCCCAGACGGGGACGTACATCGAAACCGACCAGCCGTTCAAGCCCGACGCCCTGCGGAACTTCAAGTCCCAGTGGGACGACGCCCACCGCGGCCCGACGAAGGCGTTCTCGACCGTGGTCATGCCCTTCGGCTTCCACAAGAAGAGCGACCCGGTCAACAATCAACATGCGGAGCTCATCGCCACCCGTCGCTACGCCGTCGAAGAAATCGGGCGCGGCTATCGGGTGCCTTTGCATCTCCTCGGTGATTTGAGCAATGTCCGCTACAACACCGTCGAGCAGTCGGCCATCGACTTCGCGACGTTCTCGCTCATTCCGCATTGCCGGCGGTGGCAGTTTGCCGTCCGGCGCGACCTGATTGCCGACGACAAGAACTACTTCGTCGAGTTCGATATGTCGGCGCTCATGGCCGGCGACTACCAGGCCAGGTCGCAGTTTCTGCGAGAGATGTTCAACATGGGCTGCCTCTCGGTCGACGAGATTCGCGGCCAGATCGGCTACAACCCGCTCCCCGACGGCCTCGGCAACAAGCGGTTCGTCCAGGTGAATATGCAACTCCTGGACGCTTTCACGATGGAGAACCCGACCGGAGCACCCGAAGCCCCGGCCGCCGACGCCTCCGGCGATGACAGCATGGACGACGATGCCGACGAGCAGGATGCGGAGGACGGCAACGACGGGCCGACGCCTGGTGAGGCCGCCACCAGCGACCGCTCCGCGGCCGAGGTGCTCTTCCGCACGACGCTCCGACGGCTCGCGGCCGTCGAGGCCGACGGGATTCTCGAGCGCCGCAACAAGCCGGGGAAGTTGCAGGCGTGGCTCGAGGCCCACGAGCAGCGAATGAAGACCGAACTCCTGGACGCCGCCAAGGCCACAGGCCGCGACATCGAGGCGTTCGTCCTTGCGTGGATGGAAGAGACGAGAGACCGCCTTCTGGAGTGTCACCGCTCCGGCAGGCCGTATGAGGAGGCGACGAAGTCATGGACGGATCGTGCGAACTTGAGCGACGCCTGATCGGCGAAGTTCCGGGGCTTCATGTCAAGCAGGACGACAATGGCCGCACGGTCATCAGAGGCTACGCTGCCGTCTTTGAATCCGAGTCGCAGGACTTGGGAGGTTTTGTCGAGATCGTGGAGCGCGGCGCGTTCGACGATGTGATGCGGACGAATCCCGACGTCTTCGGCAAATACAACCACGAGCGAGTCATCGGCCGAACCACCAGCGGCACGATGCGGCTGATGGTGGATGATCGCGGTTTGCGATACGAGATCGACCCGCCCAGGTCGGCCGCAGACGTCATCGAACTCATCGAGCGCGGGGATGTCCGGGGCAGCAGTTTCGCCTTCCGCTCGTCGCCCAAGGACGAAACGTGGACCCGCGATGCCAACGGCCGCATGATCCGCCGGATCAAGAAGTTCTCGTTCCTCGGGGACGCCGGCCCCGTCGACACCCCGGCCTATCTCGCCACCGAAACCTACGTCAGCAAGCGGGCCATCGAGATGGCTCTCGCCGAGAACACCAAGGCCGAGGAGCCTGCGAATGAGCAGCGAGCGGATCGCCCTGTGGTCGAAGATTCTGCGGAACCTGATCCGCCGGAAGCCGAAACCGCCCCAGAAGACGGTACGGTGGAAGCCGGCGAAGAAGAGCGTGCCGCCGTCAGTCTCAAACCTACGGCCGGAATGGCCTCGGCGGCTCGACGAGGTCTGAAGCTCCACGAGGAAGGCAAGTCCGGCGACGGCCTGAAGCCGGAGACGGTGGCTCGCGCCAACCGCCTGGCCCGCCGCGAGGAGATGAACGATGACTGGGTTCGTGAGATGAATGCCTGGTTCGCCAGGCACGATTCGGCGAGCAAGTCCCCCGGCTGGGACAAGGCCGGCGAAGAGAAGCCCGGCTTTGTGGCGTGGCTCTTGTGGGGCGGAAACGCCGCCAAGAACTGGTCGGCCCGCAAGGTCAAGGAGATGGAAGGCGAGCGCGATCTTCCGACGATCGACGAAGAGCGCGACATCGACGAAGAGTCGCTCGAGCCGCAGCCGATCACCGTCGTAGTCTCTGCATCGACGGAGAACTTCCGGTCGAAGATCGCATCACTCAAGGCAACGATGCTGCGGACTCACTTGCACGGCAAGTAGTCCGTACCCTACAAATCAAGATATACGCCCTGCGAAGGATTTCGCAGGGAGCAGTGCGAGCGACTTGAGGATTCATTTCGCGGCGCGCTTGCGGGCAAACCACCCGCCGGCCGCCGCACCTTCGCGATTGGCCGGCTTCACAAGGAGCAAGGCCAATCATGGCGAGCAACCTCAAGCGTCTTCAGGACCGTGCCGCGGCGATCGCCGCCCGGATGACCGAACTGGCCGATGTGGCCGAGCGTTCGGAGGATCAGACCGCGGAACTCCGTCGGCTTTCCGACGAGGCCGACAAGGTCAAGTCCGACCTGGAGTTCGAGGGCAAGCTCGCCGCGAAGGAGCAGGAACTCCGCGCTGTCGTCGAGGCTGCGGCCCCGGCGGCCCCCGCCGCCCCCGTGGCTGCCGAGCAGCCCAAGAAGGTCGAGATTCGGGCGATCAACCCGCATCACTCGACCCTGCGGGCGTTCAACGACGGCCCCGAAGCCGTCGAGAGCGCCTACCGCTGCGGCCGGTGGATCAAGGCCACCGTGTTCAAGAACGAGTCGGACATCCGGTGGTGCCGTGAGCACGGCGTCGAGGCCCGCGCCCTCAACGAGGGCAGCAACTCGGCCGGCGGCAGCCTGGTGCCGGAGGAGTTCGCCGCTCGCGTGATTCGTCTCGTCGAGACCTACGGCACCTATCCTTCGGCCGTCGAGAACGTGTCGATGAGCCGGGACACGATGGTGATCCCCAAGCGGCTCACCGGAACCACGGCCTACTTCGTGGGCGAAGGCTCCGCCGTGACCGAGAGCGAGCCGACCTACGGCAACGTGTCGCTCGTCGCCAAGAAGTTGGCCGTCGGTTGCCGGATGAGCACCGAGGTGGTCGAAGATACGGCTGGCGTAGTGTCCTTGGCCGACGCAATCGCTACGGAGTTCTCGACCTCGCTGGCCTTCCGCATCGACCAGTGCGGCTGGATCGGTGACGGCACCAGCCAGTACGGTGGCATCAACGGCGTCATCAACAAGATCAACGACGGCACCCACACCTCCTCGGTGGTGTCGGCCGCGACGGGCAACACCGCCTTCGAGACCCTCGACATCGAGGACTTCCTCGCCGTGATGGGCAAGCTGCCCCTCTACGCCCGCCAGGGTGCGGCTTGGTACGTCTCGCCGGCTGGCTACGCCTCGAGCATCGCTCGCCTGAAGTACGCCGCTGGCGGCAACACGGTCGAGAACATCGGTGCCGGTGCTGGCGAGTCCTTCCTCGGCTACCCCGTGCGGATGGTGCATGTGATGAACAGCACCCTCGG